GGTCAACGCAACGGCCTTCCCGGTATCGCAGTCCTTTGGCGACATGATGGAAGCGATTGGTTCGCTGGCCGCTGAAGACCACGACTTCGCAACCGTTGTGCTCGACTCGGCAGATTGGGCGGAACAGCTCATTAACAAGCAAGTCGCGCAGGACAACAACGTGGCGACCATTGACGCCATTGGCTACGGGCGTGGCTATAAGGCTGCGGCGGATTATTGGAAGCAGTTGCTGGAAGGGTTTGACCACTTGCGCACCGTCAAAAGCATGCAGGTGATCTTCCTTGCGCACACGCAGGTCAAGCGTTTTGATGACCCGCTGGCTGATCCGTATGACCGCTACCAGTTGGACCTTCATCACGGCAGCGCCAGTCTGATCAGCGAATGGTGCGACATTCTCATGTTTGCTAACCAGCAGTACACCACGGTCAAAAGTGACGTTGGCTTCAACCAAAAAGTCACTCGCGCTGTGGGCACTGGCAATCGCGTTCTGTACACGCAGGAGCGTCCGGGTTGGCAAGCCAAGAGCCGCTGGCCGCTGCCGGACATGGTCCCCCTTGACTACACCAAGTTTGCGGATGCCCTGAGCACTTCAATGACCAACATCATCGGAGAGTAAACATGGCAATTCTTAACTTTAGCGCAAACGCTTTTGAAGGCGTCGAGGCCCCGCAGGAGAACACTATCCTTCCGGCGGGCGAGTACACCATGCAGATCGTACAGTCCGAACTTCGCATCACAAAGGCCGGAACGGGCCAGTACCTGTGGTTGGAGTTTGATGTGCTGTCGGGGCCGAGCGCACCGGGCCGCAAGTTCTGGGAGCGACTCAACATTGAGAACCCGAACGAGCAGACCAAGAAGATTGCCTTGTCGCAGCTTCTGGCGATTTGCAAGGCAGCGGGGTTTGCTTTCCCGCCGTCAGACTCGCAGGAGTTGCACTTCAAGCCGATCAAGGTTGTCATCAAGCACAAGGAGAACAAGCAAGGCGCATTGGAAGCCCGTCCCGGCTACTACGCCCTGAGCGATACTCCGAAGGCGGCTGTGGCCACTGCTCCGGCAACGGCTCCTGCTGGGGCTGCTCCGAAGCCTTGGGAACGGCATAAGAAGTAACAGTTGGGGCGCGGCATTCGAGAGAGCGGCATCCCCACCCACCACTTGCTCCCTCGCGTGTCGCGCCCCTCTTCGGAGGGGTGATGGCCAAATTACCAGAAACACACGATCCCACATTGCTTGCGCTTGATGCTGCGCTGGAAGCTACCCAAGAAAGCCGTCCAAGAAACTACCTTGGCGCTTCGTCTATTGGGGATGTATGCGACCGCAAGCTGTGGCTGACTTTCAGATGTGTCAAGCGCGGCTTCATTGAGGCTGCGGGCCTGAGACGAATTAACGATGGGCACCGGGGCGAACAGGTCGTTGCAGACTTACTTCGGCAAGTGCCGGGGTTAGATCTTTCCACGGAAAAGGAACCCGGTGTCCAGCATTCATTTGAAGCATTGGGCGGTCACTTTCGCGGCAACTGCGACGGACTAATGACTGGATTGCTGCAAGACCCAACGACGCTTTACGTGTGGGAATGCAAGATCGTCAACGAGGTCAAGTTCAAGAAGTTACAAAAGCTCGGAGAAACAGAGCCATCTACGGCACTTCGTAAGTGGGACCCGGTGTATTACGCGCAAGCGCAAGTGTACATGCACTTCTTCGATGCCCCGAAGCACTATCTGACGGCAGGATCGCCGGGAGTGCGGGACATTACAAGCGTCGTTACCGAGTACGACAAGGGCGAAGCTGAGAAGTTCATCGAAAAAGCCAAGCGGATTATTTTCTCTCCGCGTCCCTTTTTGAAGATCAGCAACGATCCGGCGTGGCACGAGTGCAAGTGGTGTTCGTTTCACTCCATGTGCCATGAACAAGACATGCCCCGCAACAAATCCTGCCGCACCTGTTTACATAGCACACCGCTCAAGACGGGTGGCTGGAAGTGCGAGTTGCATAACAAGGACTTGGATACCGATGCCCAAGTCAAGGGCTGCGAGAGTCACCTCTTTGTCCCTGATCTGATTCCCGGCGAGCAGGTAAACTCGGGACCTAACTGGGTCGAATACAAACTGCTGGATGGGACGATATGGATGGACACGACGACGAAGTAGAGGAGAACGTCGTTGCAGAATTTATTCTGACGGATGACGACATGATCGTGATCTTGAAAAGTTTGGATCTGTACGGTTACTCAATGGTGATGTCAGAGAACACGACGGAGCTTTTGAAGATTAGGTCCATTGCCATGAAAATTATCATGCATTTGCCAAAACCAGAGCTGAACTCATGATTACACTAAGACCGTACCAAAAAGAAGCTATTGATAGCACGTTCAAGTATTTTGCAGAGAACGATGGAAACCCGTTGATTGTGCTGCCTACAGGAACAGGCAAGTCGGTCGTGATTGCGGAGTTTTGCCGACAGACGTTGAGTCAATGGCCGGACACCAAGATCATTGTCGTCACCCATGTGCGCGAACTGATCAAGCAGAACTACGACGAACTTAAAAGCCTTTGGCCCGAAGCCCCGGCAGGCATCAATTCAGCAGGGCTAGGCAAGCGCGAGTATCACCCGTCGATTGTGTTCTGTGGGATACAGTCGGTACACCGTAAGGCATCAAAGTTCGTCAAAGTCGATTTGGTTTTGATTGATGAAGTGCATCTTGTGCCCCGCAAGACCAATACGATGTACCAGCGGTTTCTGAATAACTTGAAAGTGATGAACCCGCACATGCGCGTGGTAGGTCTCACGGCAACGCCCTATCGACTGGACTCTGGTTTGCTGCATACGGGCGACGATTCGTTGTTTGACGCTATTTCCTATGAGGCTGAACTGAAGGATATGGTCGAAGAGGGATACCTCACCAAGCTCGTGTCCAAGCAGCCGAAGACGCGGCTGGATGTCTCTAGCGTCAGCATTCGTGGTGGAGAGTTCGTAGCCGGTGAGTTGGAACGCGCCGTAGACCGCTCGGATGTCAACGAGTCAGTAGTGCGCGAAATCGTCACGCTGGGGGCTGATCGTAAGTCGTGGCTGATCTTTTGCGCCGGGGTCAAGCACGCCACCCACATTGCCGAGATCGTCCGGGGCTACGGGATTAGCTGCGAAACCATCTTTGGCGACACGCCCACGAGTCAGCGTGACCAGATCATCCGCGACTTCAAGCAGGGCAAGATTCGAGCACTAGCATCCATGGGCGTGCTGACGACGGGGTTTAATGCGCCGATTGTGGATCTGCTCGCCGTACTTCGGCCCACCGAGTCAACCGGCTTGTATATACAGATCATGGGCCGGGGCATGCGCAACTCGCCGGGGAAGACGGACTGTCTGGTGCTGGACTTTGCCGGGAACATTGCCCGCCATGGGCCGGTGGATCGGGTCAACCCCAAGAAGCCCCGTAAAACCGACGGAGAAGGCGTAGCGCCGACTAAAACCTGCCCCAAGTGTCAGAGCATCGTCTTTGCCGGAACGTCTGAATGCCCCGATTGTGGCTATAAATGGCCACCGGCTCCGATTGCCATAGACCAGACGGCGACTACGCTGCCTGTGATGAGTATGAACGCGCCGTCCGAGTGGCTAAAAGTCAACTCTGTTGCGTACAGACAACACAAGAAGGCCGGGAGTCCCGACTCAATGCGGGTGGAGTACCGCTGCGGATTGGCGACCTATAGCGAATGGGTCTGCTTCGACCACAAGGGCTACCCCCGCGAGAAGGCGCTCAAGTGGTGGCAGAAGCGCATGACTGGCCCCGGAATCTTGCCAAGTGGGACTGCCGATGCCATTGCCAAGTCAGATTCAATTCGCAAGCCCATTGAGATCCGAGTACGCAAGAATGGGAAATATACGGAGATTACGGAGTTTCGGTTTATGTCCGATGTGCTCGCGGGAGGCTCGGGGGTTTTTGTACATCCCCCCACAAGGAAGGAGGCTTCCTAGGGCACGCTTTTGTTCAATGAAGTGCATGGATGACTATATGATCGACAAATCACCCAACGAGAAGCTGGCGCTGAACGATGCTGCCGTGGCTGCGGGACACTTTATCGAAGCAACCCGATGCTACAACTTCACCGATTTCACGCCGTACCAGTTTGATGAGTTCATCGAAGCCATTGTTACGGCTTACGTCGAGTCGCTTCAAAACCAGAAGGTAGAGACCGACGGCGTGCGGGTTCCCTAGACTTCTTGACCTCGAAACCACGCTTTGCCGCGTTCAATGATGCATGGCTCCGGTGGCAGCAAACAACTGTCTTTGTAGGTCAATACATAAAACCCACTGCCCCAGTTGAGCGGCCCCGCTTCCGTATAGTCAAACTGCGGTCCTTTGGGATCAGCCAGTGTCCCACAATCAATGCCCCAGTGACGGCCACGGTAATCGCCCCACGGCTTGTGCTCTAGCTTGTGAAGGTGACCATGGACGTAGTTCACGCCGGATCTCAAGACGCTGTTATAGGCTGAATGAATTCCCCCCGACACAGGCCGATGCCGAAC